TAGTTGACTCAGCATTTTATTATCCAGACGGAAAGGATGTTGATGTTAATGTTGTATTTCAGATATGGTCTAAGCATCATCAAATTTATGAAGAAAAGATTGATTTATCAAATTTAATTAAAATATATTCATTATCAGATGGTGGAACTTCTGGTAGCACAAGAAATAAAAAACATTTATATTCTTGTGATTATTACTTACCATCAACTTGCTTTGGAGAGGATTGTATGAAAATATATGATGACTTTGAAGAGTTACCACATCGAAGAGGATATGGTATAGTTGCAATCAATCATCAGAATAATATTCAAGATATTATGAATGAAATTAATTGGTCGGAAGTTGCATTTCCATCAACTAATGGAGCATTTAATTTAAGGTTTGATATAATAGAAAAAACAATATGGAAAAACCTACCTATGACAATTAAGGAACTATCACAATCAAACCCCAATACACTTGAATCTCTACTATACTAGTAATATCTAAAGAAAACTAATGCAACTAAGACCACATCAAGAGCAAGCAATACAATCAATGTTAGACAATGACAAAGGACAAGTCATTGTTCCTACTGGTGGTGGTAAGACCATCTGTATGATTATGGATGCTGTTAAGCAGTTGGAAGATTATGGTACAGTTGTAGTCGTTGCACCACGCATACTACTTGCAGAGCAACTATGTAAAGAGTTTATGGAAATCATTGATGAGAAATACAATGATGTAGATGTGATGCACGTTCATAGTGGTAAAATCAAAGGTATGTTCAGCACCACTAATCCACTTGAGATACAGGGATTTGTTGAACAGAACTTAGTTAATTTCTTCAGTAGAACTATTATATTTACAACTTATCATTCACTACACAGGATTGAAGAAAGTGGTATTGATGTTGATACTATCTACTTTGATGAAGCACACAACTCAGTACAGAAAAACTTTTTCCCTGCTGTTGAGCATATATCAACCAGTATCTTCACAAGAGCATACTTCTTTACTGCGACACCAAAGCACAGTTTGACACCTAGCAAGGCAGGTATGAACTGGACTAAGGTGTATGGTAATGTGATTTGCAATGTACCTGCACCTAAGTTAGTCAAGCAGGGATATATACTACCACCAAAGGTCGAAGTTTACAAGACCAGAATACTTGAGAAAGATGAGTTGGTTGCTGACAGAGATTGTGAGCAGATGGTAGATGCCATTGACAATCTTGATAAGGACAAGGTATTGATATGTGCCAAGTCAACAAAACAGATTGTTGCACTTGTATCACAGACAGATTTTGTGAAGCAACTATCAGTTCGTGGTTATTCTTGGTTGATGATTACATCGAAGACAGGTGCGATGATTGACGGAGAGAAGGTGGACAGAGAGACATTCTTTGATACACTTAATGAGTGGGGTAGAAACGACAAGAAGTTTGTTGTACTGCATCACAGCATACTCTCAGAGGGCATCAATGTCAATGGTCTGGAAGCAGTATTGTTTATGAGGTCTATGGACTACATAGGTATTAGTCAGACAATCGGTAGAGTTATTCGTAAGGGCGATGCAGACAAAGTATTTGGTCTTGTATGTGTACCAGTTTACTCTAATGTTGGTATTACTACCGCACGAAAGGTTGAAGCAGTAGTTGATACTATCTTCAACAAAGGACAGGCAGCAACTACAATTATCACACGATGATTAATATTCCATTCTCATCTGAATTTTATACAGTTTTCCCTGCACCTAATTCAAATGAATTAATATCTAAGATTGATGATGTATGTAATACTCAACAAGTAGATAATGATTTCTTTGAGTGGGGAAGATATTGTAAAGTTGATAGGATACCACTTATATGGCAAGACTTTCTTGATTTGTTCAAACCAAGTTTAGAATTATTATCTAAAAAATTAAATAAAAGTTTTGATTACACGATGTATGACCCTTGGCTAAATTTGTATAAGAGAGGTTACTATCAAGAGATTCACGACCACGCAGGTCTTGACTTATCAAGTGTATTCTTTGCAAATGATGGAATTGATTTTGGAAAATTCTTTTTTGTAGATAGACATTCCTGTAATTTTTCAGAAGAGTATGAGGATTTAATATCTTATACAAATCATCATCAACCAACTGTAAAGAAAGGAGATATTATTTTTTTCTCTAGTCATCTTTTACATGGAGTTAGTTCTCACGAAAATGATGAAATAAGAAAAACATTATCAGTTAATTTTAAATTAAAAAAGTACAATGAGTAAGATAGTATTAGTCACAGGTGGATTTGACCCCATACACTCAGGTCATATCTCATACTTTAAAAACGCAAAAGAGTTATATCCACATACACCATTGTGTGTGGGATTAAATTCTGATGATTGGTTAATTCGTAAGAAAGGAAAGTATTTTCTACCAATGGCAGAGAGAAGAGCTATTGTCAAAGAATTAAAACCAGTTGACCTGACAATTACTTATGATGATACAGACAACTCATCTAATATGGCAATTTACAAGTGTTTACAAATGTATGATAAAGTGATATACTGTAATGGAGGAGACAGAGTTAACACCAATGTGCCAGAATATCTTAAATTCCAAGAGAATGACAGAGTTATCTTTGAGTGGGGTGTCGGTGGCGATGACAAAATGAACAGTAGTAGTTGGATTTTGAATGAATTTTTAAAACGATGAGAGACACAATTCTATTTGGAGATTGTAGAGAGACACTTAAAGAGTTTGATGAACAGGCAAGAACTTGTATTACATCCCCACCATATTACGGACTTAGAGATTATGGTGGAGAAGATAAACAAATCGGACAAGAACAAACACCTGATGAATTTATTGAACAACTTGTATCAGTATTCAGAGAAGTAAAAAATGTTCTTACTGACGATGGAACTTTATGGGTAAACTTAGGAGATAGTTATTACAACTATAGACCAAGCAAAGGTCAATCATATCCTAAACAAACAGTATCTAAAACAAAACAAGACCTACCAGATAAGTGTGCAAAAAGAGCAAATAAATTAGAAGGATTAAAGGAAAAGGATTTAATCGGAATACCTTGGCTTTTTGCATTTGCAATGAGAAATGATGGATGGTATCTGAGACAAGATATAATATGGCATAAACCAAATCCAATGCCAGAAAGTGTGAGAGACAGGTGTACGAAGTCACACGAATATATATTTTTGTTCAGTAAAAATAAAAAGTATTTTTATGACAATGAAGCAATTAAAGAACCCGCAAAAGATTGGGGAACAAGAGACCGCACAAAAGGTAAGTACCATAATACTGGTACTGGCTTACAACCTCATAGTGGTCTTACCAAGTCTTATGACAGGAAGAATAAACGATCTGTTTGGTTAGTACCAGACAAATCACATGGTAAGTATGGTTCACAAGAGAATGAAGCAAAACACAGACAGGGTATTCATGCAAATCGTGGAGATAATTTAATTGCAGTTCGCACTAAGTTACCAACACAGAAAGAGTTTGTTGAATTTTTAAGGTCAAAAACTAAAGCAAAAATACTTGCAGAGCATACTGATATTCCACTCACAAAAATAGAACATTGGTTCAGATTTGATGAGTCTGGTTTCTCATACCCAAGCATCGAAGATTGGAAAAAAGTAAGAAAACATATAGATGAATATGAGATAATGGATGAGGGATTGACATATTATGAATTGAAAACAGATGAAGTTGTGTCATCAAACACAAAAAATAAACGTTCTGTCTGGTCTGTTACTGTCAAACCATATAAAGAAGCTCATTTTGCAACTTACCCACCTGACTTGATTGAACCTTGCATACTTGCAGGGAGTGAGGAGGGCGATACAGTTATCGACCCATTTATGGGTGCAGGAACTACAGCTGCAGTTGCAAAGTCACTTAATCGTCATTATATTGGATGTGAACTCAATGAAGACTATGGTAAGTTGATTCAGAAAAGAATACAAGATTATAAACCAGTTCAACCAGTTAAAGAAGTGGCACAAGAGCCTTGCATAAACATCTTTGATATTATATAATAGAAGAGTAAACAAAAGGAGATACTATGATTGAAGGATTCGTTCTCACATTTGCATTGATGACATTTTGTATTGGTTCATCATTTGCAATCGTTAAATTTGCAACTAAAGGGAGGTTTTTCTAATGCGTTGTAAAGTACAACTTATTGTAGCAGGTCAAGTTTTTACTGAGGAAGTAAGAGCAGTTGACTATCAGGAAGCAAGACAAGTAGCACTTGCTAGAAATCCTAACGCTACTATTATTAGCGTTACTGCTGTATTTTAATGGCAAGGGGAGATAATTATCAATCTTTCTACCCCACCACATTTCCCTCTTTATTAGATGCCAAAATCGGTCAACCGTCTGGTTGGGTATCTAAAGATGGTATGTGGGCAGCTGTGCCATCAAACGGAAGAAAGTTTGCTATCGTGCATAATGGTATCGTAGAACACTTCTCAAAGAACTTTGAGTGTGCTATGATATACATAAAAAAAGGTATCCAAAAGGAGAAGAAAAATGCACGATCAAAACTCAATTGACGCAGTTGAAACATCTGCACAAAAGTATCAGCGAGCGTTAGATTTGTTTACTGAATCAGTATTAAAACCTGACCACGATTTAAGAGGTTGTGCATATAATCAAGGATGCTATGAGGATTTAATGGAAATAAGAGAACACGTTTTAGAATACCTTAGAACATTAAAAGAAGTTACATATCATACTAACCCAGATGAAAGTGATGACCTTGAAACCGCTAAGTTAATTGAAACAAAACCACTATCAAAATGGCGGTAATGTGTTCATAACAATACATTATTATTAGGGTAAAAATATTAAAATAAATAATGTGAACTATTAATTTACCTTATGTTATCTACCCAATACCGTTTAAGATTACAAGCGATTTGCAAAGACATTGCAGCTGGAACTGAAGTTTCGTTAGAAGATATGATATGGGCGAATAAGTTGGCAAAAGCAAATACAAGTGCCAGAGGTATGTTAAGTCAAGCGAGAAGATTGGCAACAGATGACGATGGTTCGTGCCTTAAATATTTGGATATAGGCAATCCAAATAATAAACCTAAAAAAGGATTTAATGGTGCAGATGACATCGCTGATTGGTTTCGACCAGATAGGTCAGATGATTGGCGACAACGTGACTAGGTACATGTGCGTAGGCATAAATTTTTGTTAACTTATATCTGAATTTGTAGATACTATTTTCTAAATATTTTTAGAATTAGGAGAAACAAGATGCACTAAAACTCCTATATTATGGTTCAGATACTCAACTATTATTCGATAAAATGCACAACTTAATTCCACTAAATCAACTCAACGGTTATAATGATGATAATGATTTAATCACAGAATATTACGAGTGCCTAGTCGAATGTGACGACAGACAATCAGAATGTAAAAGAATATGTAAGGAGGTTTTAATTCGTTAATTGTAGTTTACCGAGTTAGCAAATGTATCAATTCACTCATCCACCTTAAACAAAATTAAATAAAAAAACAACCCCTTGACTTTTTAAGTCAGGGGGTTTATAATTGGAGAAACCATTTACTATGATTAATCCGTTGTCTTATGTTAAGAATGTAAGAACTGTCTATGATAGATTCTATCAGAAAAATATAAAGGAAGTACAAGTACAATTTTTAGATGAGAACCCAGCTTGGATTCCATACGATACACTACTATCAATGTTACAGGTTGACATCAAAGAAGATTATACAGAGTGGAAAGATTTATGAAAGTATTATTTAAAATTAGAGAGTTTGCTTGGGTTATTGTATCTGAGATAGAAGATTGGTTATATCCATACCATAATAGATTGACACCTGACGAACAGTTTGAAATTAGAGTCAAAGACCCTATGAGTGGGGAGAACTTTATGGTCGAAGAACACATACAATCTCAGAATGAAAGGATTGAAAGATTACAGGATGAAATGATAACAGTTCAGATGAAATTAGCAGAACACGAAGAAAGATTTAAGACAAAAGTTAAGATTAAGAAGGATAGCACATCTGTATCAGGAGACATCAAGAATATCTTTAATTCCTGATATACTAAATAATTCTTAATATAACTTAACTATTGATGAAGGATAAGAAAGCAGCAAATAAGTTGATTAAGAGAGCAAAAGCAAACCCAGAATTATATACTGATACGGAAGTTAAATACGCAAAATTAATTAAAAGAACTTTGAAACTTTCCAACAATGAACAACAACTCTCTGAAAATCAATCAAAATAAAGACGGAACTTTTACCGTTGAATGGGATAAACAAGACCCCGAATGGAGTTGGATGAACAACTTGACATCCAAAGAAATTCAAGGTATCATGGAAAAAGCAATTCACTTAGACCAGAACAAATGATAGAAGAATTCAGTAGTCCATCACTTAATAATCTAAAGGATTCTATCGAAGATGCACTTACATCTGAGAGTCCACAGGACATACTTGATTGTATTATGTTGACATTGAAAAGAAATTCTCAATATCATCGTATTTGTGCAAGACATAGTAAGGAAGTCTTAGATTTATTATATGGTGTCGATAAAAATAATAATGTAGTTGAAATTAATGCGGGTGCGTTGAGTGATGATTATCTTACTGACCCAAAAAAATGGATAGATTATACAGAGTTACCAGATAGCGGTAAGGTACAAACTGGAAATGTAGAAATTAATACAGAAAACACAGGTATGTTTACTGAAGATGAATTGGTTGCAAAGGGTTATCAACTTACAGACTCAGGGTGGGTAAAAGCATAATGGCATTATCTGATACTGTTAAAGAGTCATTAAGGGATGCACAGGAGGATTTGAGAAATGCTCTTGCGGCTGCAGCTAGGACAGAGAAACCATTTGTGAGTAAGCACATCGCT